CAGAAGTAGGCGACCTTCGTAAATCAGTTGATGACTTGCTCAAGGCTAAACTTAATGAAGATGCCAACAGCCCCAAAAAAGAAGAAGAACCAGAATTAGATTTTTATGATGATCCTAAAGGTTCTGTTAGTAAGGCTGTAGAAAACAGCGAAACAATAGTTCAGATGAAAGAAATGCTTGCTAAGCAACAACAGCAAACAATTCTAAAACAAATTGGTGATAAACACCCAGACTATGAAGAGATCATTAAAAATGAAAACTTTGTAAATTGGATTAAATCATCTGCTGTTCGTACTGAGTTATTTCAAAGAGCTGATAAATACGATTTTAATGCTGCTGATGAGCTTCTTTCTAATTGGAAAGAAATCAAGGGAGTAGTTGAAAAGACTGAAAGTCTTAACGAGAAAGATCGTAAGCTACAGGTTAAAGCAGCATCTACAGGTGGCAAAGGTTCAGGTGAACCAATGTCCAGAAAAATCTATAGACGTTCTGAGATAGTTAATTTAATGATTAACGACCCCCAGAGGTATCAAGCGAATGTTGATTTGTTTGACAAGGCTTATGCTGAAGGGAGGGTAAAATAAACTTAAACTAAAAGGAATAGTAAAATGGGATTAGGTACTAATCAAGTAACCACTACTACAGCGGCTACTTTTATACCAGAGATTTGGTCTGATGAGATCATCGCTGGTTACAAGAAAAATTTGGTTCTCGCGAACTTAATTAACAAAATGAATCACAGTGGAAAGAAGGGAGATACAATTCATATCCCTAAACCTACTCGTGGTGCAGCTTCTGCTAAAGCAGCAAACACAGAAGTAACTTTGATTGCAGCAACTGAGTCTGAAGTGCAAGTAGCAATTAACAAGCACTTTGAATACTCACGCTTAATTGAAGATATTGTTGATGTTCAAGCACAACCTTCACTTCGTAGTTTCTACACCGAAGATGCTGGATATGCTTTAGCAACACAATTAGATTCTGACATAGGCTTGTTAGCTAAAACTTTTGGAGATGACAATGGGTCAGGTTCTGACTTTGTTCACTCTAACAGTTTTTACATTGATGCTGCTAATGGATTGGCTGCTTATGCAGTTGATACTGTAGCTGCAACTGACTTGTTTACTGACTTAGCCTTCAGAGAAGCAGTACAACAACTTGATGATAATGATGTTCCTATGGACGGAAGATTCTTAGTTATCCCACCAAGTGTTCGTACTACTATCATGGGCATTGATCGCTATCAATCTTCTGACTTCGTAGATAACAGAGGTGTTGTTAATGGTCAAATCGGTAGCCTTTATGGTGTTGACATTTATGTGTCTAACAATCTACCTGTAGTTGAAACTGCTGCTGACAACTCAGCATCTGCTGTTGATACTATTGGTGCTATCATGGCTCAGAAAGATGCAATGGTACTAGCAGAACAAATCGGTGTTCGTACACAAACTCAATACAAGCAAGAGTATTTGGGTGATTTGATGACTGCTGACACTCTATATGGTGTTAAAACAGTTAGACCTGAAAGTGGTCTAGTTATCTCTGTACCTAAAAACTAGGAACTAAGATAGATGGGTAGCCCCTTCGGGGGCTGCTTTTTATTTAATATTATATAGTGAGTACAAGATGGCAATATTTCGTGGTGATGGTGGAGCAGGTGATGCAAACACTGATGTAACAATTAACTCTGTTACAGAAAAAGCTACTGCATCAGCAAATTCTGCTGATTCAGCAGCATCAAGTGCAACTTCAGCCAGTACATCAGCTAGTAATGCTAGCACATCAGAAACTAATGCAAGTAACTCAGCAACAGCAGCAGCAACTTCTGCTTCTGGTGCTTCTACCTCTGCAAGTAATGCAAGTACATCTGCATCTACTGCAAGTACACAAGCGACTAACTCTTCTAATTCAGCTACCGCAGCAGCAAGTTCAGCTACGGCAGCGGCAACCTCAGAAACAAATGCTGAGACAGCAGAGACTAATGCAGCAAGCAGTGCTTCCACAGCTACTACTAAGGCTAGTGAGGCAGCTACATCTGCTACAACAGCAACAACTAAGGCTTCTGAAGCTAGTACATCTGCTACTAATGCAGCTACTTCAGCAAGCACGGCTTCTACACAAGCAACTAATGCTAGTAACTCTGCAAGTGCAGCAAGCACAAGCGAAACAAACGCAGCTAACTCTGCAACAGCAGCAGCTACATCTGCCTCAGAAGCAGCAGCTAGTGCAGCTAGTCTTGACACTAGTTCTTTTATGCAGAAGGCAAACAACTTATCAGACCTAGCTAATGCTGGAACTGCAAGAACTAACTTAGGTTTAGGAACAGCAGCTACAACTGCTAGTACAGATTATGTAGCAGCGTCAGCAGTGTCTACCTTTGGTAGTACATTAATAGATGATGCAGATGCAAGTACAGCTAGAACTACATTAGGTTTGGGAACTGCTGCAACTACAGCAAGTACAGATTACGCTACAGCAGCACAAGGAACTAAGGCAGATGATGCCTCTCCACTAGTAACTACTGTAACTAAAACTTCTAGTACAGGTGCAGGTTTATTACCCAGTGGTACTACAGCACAACGAGATGGTTCTCCAGCAGCAGGATACATTAGGTTTAATTCTACTACAGGTTCTTTTGAAGGATATGATGGAAGTGCTTGGGGTGCTATAGGTGGTGGTGCATCAGCAGGTGGTGCAATATACGAGAACAGTAACGAGATAACTGCTAACTATACATTAACTACTGACACTAATGGTATGAGTGTTAGCCCAATGACTATTGCAAGTGGTGTAACAGTAACAGTACCAAGTGGACAAAGATGGGTGTTATTATAATATGGCTACAATTATTAATGCAGATACAAGTGATGGTTTAAAACTAACCTCTGATACCAGTGGTCAGATTGACCTTCAATCAGCAGGGTCTACTAAAGCTACAATAGATACTTCTGGTAATTTAAAGTTTAACTCAGGGTATGGGTCTGTTGATATAGCGTATGGTGTTAGGGCTTGGGTTAATTTTAATGGTACAGGAACAGTAGCAATTAGAGATAGTGGTAATGTAAGTTCTATTACCGACCATGGTACAGGTCAGTACACAGCTAACTTTACTACTAATATGCCAGATGTAAATTACTGTGTTCATTTAACTGGGTCTGTACAAGGAACAGTTAGTAATAATGGCGGTTTTAATACTGCACTTAGCAGGGTTTCAACTCCAGCAGTAGATAGTGTTAGGTTTGAAACTTATTCCATTTCTAGTTTTGCAGACCCGTTGCATGCAAATGTTTCAATAGTAAGATAAAGGAAAAGTAAAATGAGAATAATATATGAAACAAGTGATGGTGGAGTAGCAGTTATTGTTCCTACACCTGAGTATTTATTAACCCACACTATGGAAGAACTAGCTGCTAAAGATGTACCAGCAGGAGCTAACTACGAAATAGTAGAAGATAGTGTAGTACCATCAGATAGAACATTTAGAGGTGCATGGACATGGGCATAACAGTAGATATAACTAAAGCTAAAGTTATTACTAAAGACAGACTTCGTGAAGAACGAAAGCCTTTACTTGAAGCACAAGATATTTTGTTTATGCAAGCACAAGAAGCTGGCACATCAACTTCAGCTATAGTCACAGAGAAACAAAGACTAAGAGATATTACTAATCAAGTGGATAGTATGACAACACTAGACCAGCTTAAAGGAGCAAGTGTGTAATGAGTTCAATAGTCCTTACAGGAGATACAAGCGGAACTGTTACTGTATCAGCACCAGCAGTAGCTGGTACTAGGACTATAACACTCCCTGCTGCTACTGGTACTGCTATATTAGAAGATGGTAGTAATAACTTACAGATGAACTCAGGGTTTGGTTCTTCTGCAACTGCTTATGGAGTACGAGCTTGGGTTAATTTTAATGGTTCTGGTACTGTTAGTATAAATGCTTCTGGAAATGTATCTAGTATAACTGATAATGCTGTTGGTAATTATACAGTTAACTTTACTACTAATATGCCAGATATTAATTATTCGGTAAGTGGAATAACTATGATAGAAGCTAACAACAATGTATTTGTTGCTGGAGCAACTGATGCACCTACAGTAAGTGCATTTAGGTTAAATGCAAGAACCTCAGGAAATACTAATTATGATGCAGCTATAATATATGTAAATTTCGTAAGATAAAGGATAAACATACTTATGTCTAACATGACAGATTACGAAGCAGGACAGTTAGTAGCAGTAGTTACTCAGCTTAACAATGAAATAAGTGAAATGAATAAAACTTGCATTATGCTATCTGAACGAGTAAATGAATTAGAAAAACAAATGGCTAAAGGAAAGGGAATGTTTGCTGGAGCTATATTTATAGCAATGGGATTAGGTGGTCTTGGTAGCACCTTATTCTCTAAATGGTTTAATTAGGATACAAGATATGACTTACTTAGATATAGTTAATAACATTTTAAAAAGATTAAGAGAGCGTACTGTATCAACAGTCAATGAATCTTCTTACTCTAGTTTAATAGCTGTACTTGTTAATGATGCAAAAGAGTCAGTAGAAAATGCTTGGAACTGGAGTGCATTAAGAACTACATTAAGTGCTACTACATCTAATGGTATTTTTAACTATGAACTAAATGGTTCTTTAAAT